AGGATCTAATTTTTTTAAATCATCTAGTAACATATCATATTGTTGGTCAGATAAAATAGATTCACCGTTTCTATAAGCTTCGTTTGATTCTTTTATTTTTCTTTCTATGTCGTGTTTGTTCATATTAGTTTCCTTTTAATCTGATTATGTTTTCTGATATTAATCTAGTTTTAACACCGTTGTTCCAAAAGTTAACTTCTTTTTTAGTTATAAAATTAACACTATCACATGGTATGTAATCATATGTTTTCCAAATACCCTTACCCGTTTCTAATATAACGGTATAGTCTTTCTCATTTGTTCTCATATAAATTATAAATATTAAACTTATTGAAAGTAAAACTATTATTAATTTATGGTTAAAATTTAATTTCATATTTTATGATTTATTTTTATATCAACATAAGATAAGGATTTTAAATCAATTAGTAAAATTTAATTGAAATTTTTTTCAAACTCCTTACACATTATAAGACAATTTGAATAATCATCTATTTGTTTAGAATTTTTTAAAGCTTTTTTAATTAATTTTTTCATCCTATAATAATTAATTATAGTATCTGTGTTTGATTTTTTTATGAAAGATAAAAAATTATCCAAACCATCTAAATCAGATTCAGAACAAACATAAATTAAATCATCCCATCTTGGATAATGATAGTTCAAATCAAAACCAAATCTAAAATCTGTTAAAATAACTGATGCATCAACTGTATGTCCTTTATCAGAACCATAACAAATCATATTCATCCCATCATTAATGTAAAAACCTTTTCTTTCCATATCGTGAATATATGGAAAATATTTTAATCGACAAAATATCCAATACTAGAAACATAACTTTCTAAATCTTTTCGAATTTGTTTATCATTTATTCTATAAAATAATTTTAATTGATTTAAATTAACTTTTTTACCTTTTACTATTTTTTTAATTCTATCGATAAATACATCTTGGTCTTCCTTTGTAATAGTAGTTATGCCTAATAATTTAGATATAGGATTACCCATAATATAAATGCTACTTTTAACCTTACAATCAAATTCATCTAAATTGTAAATATTATTATCCGACACTATTAATTTACCACCAACTTCAGTTGATGTGTCTAATGTTTCTAATGTTTTACTATTAGTAACATAGTAATCACCATTAACAATACCTGGTCCGAATTTTAATGTAGTTAATTTATTATAATGACAAACATAAGATTCCATCACTTCATCAGGAGAATATTTAAGATTAGTTAGTTCGTTATCTGAACAATCAAACCAAGCACAAGAATATGGAGAATTTTTTAATGAGGTTAATTTATTATTGTTACAATGAAATCCACTAAAAACAGTAGAAAATTTAAAAGGTATTTTAACCAAAGACATTCCATCTAAATATACTGTTTCGAAACTCTCAATTGCATCATCACCCCTTATCTCATATTCACTTGGTGATATATCAAGAATTTTTTTTACAAATTCTTCAACAGTTAAATGATTAAATCTATTGTTTTCTTTTATATAATTGAATCCTTTCAGATGCTTCATTAATTATATATTAAATAAATCTTTTAATTTATTATCAATATTATCAATATCAATACATTTCTCATATTGTTCCATTTTTATATAATGTTCTTTAGCTAATTCTAAAGTTTCTGAACAATCGGTCTTATCTATAGAAATATCTAATATACAATCTTCTTTTATTATTTCAATATCTGCTATTTTTAAAATAATTTCATCATTGTTTATATTTTCTTTGATAGAGTTTATTAAGGTGTCAAAAAATAATGTTTTATTTTCTTTTAAAAATAAGTTAAAATCATCAACACTATAGTAAGTTTCTCTAAACATAATAATTTTTATTTTTTAATTTATCCAATATCCTTTTTCTTTTAATCGTTTCTTGCCACAATCTATAGTTATCAACAACATAACTATTATTTATGAACTCTAATCCTTCTTCTTCTAAAGAAGTGTGGAATTTTTCTGTAACTATTGTATTGGAAAAATTACTTTCCAATAAATTTTCATAACAATAATAGTTACCATCAATATAAGAAGGACCGTTTTCTAAAGAAGTTAGTTTATTCCACCCACAATGAAAATCACCATATATTTTTCTTGGACAATTTTCCAATGTGGTTAAGTCATTTCTAATGATACTGAATGTACCAAAACATATATTTATGTTAAATGGTAATTTTTGTATACGAATTTTATCGGGTATTTGAACGCTCTCATATATATTAACACCTCTTGGTGTTATTTTATAATCCTTTATATTAAATAATTCTAATAATTCTTTTACCTCCATATTATAAATACTTAAAAATTAATGTAATTGTTCTAATTCTCTTTTAATTATTTCACAAATCTCATATTTTTCTTCTAATTCCATCTTTTTAAGATACTCTTCGGTTACTGGAATAAACTCATTTGAATAAGTCCACATCTTATTTTGATTGAATTGTGATTTACCACACCCACAAAGTATATTACCTCTTTTAGATTTATGTCCAATATTAATTAATTGACTTCCACATTTACTACAATACATAATATCTTCAACTGTATAAACATTTCCTTTTATTCTAGGTTGTGTGTTTTTTATTTCATTTGTTGATAATGATATTACTCTATCTTTTAAATTATGTCTAATCTTCATGTTACTTTTTTATTTCTTAATATTTCTTTTATTATTGAACTTCTTTTATTTAATTTGATAAAAACATCTTTGTTCAAAACTCTTCCCGCTTCAGATAACTTTACACCATTATCTAATATAGATGTGTAAATCTCTCCTTTAATATTTGATAAAAAAATATTACTTATTAAATCATTAAACCTAAAGTCAATGGAGTTGTTAATCACTTTAGGTAAATACCCTAAATCAGTTAATTTATTATTATAACAATTATAAAAAGATCCTACTTTAATTGGCCCATGTTCTAAAGAAATTAATTCATTATTAGAACAATCAAAGAACCCAACTATTAAATATGGACATCCTTTTAATGTCGTTAATTCATTATCTGAACAATCAAAGAACCCATCTATACTACCAAATTTAAATGGAAGTTCAGATAATTCCATTCCTTGTAAAGAAATTGACTCATGTATATCTACAACAAGATTATCATTTATTTTAAATCGTTGTATATTTAAATCAAATAAAAAATCAGAAATCTGTTCTTTGTTCATTTAATTATTTTTTAAAAGATAACTTATAATTTAACTTTTCCTCTAATTCACAAATAGTTATTTCTCTAACCGAAGAATTCTTTTTAGGGTTTGTGAATAATAAAACATGTTTAATTTTCATTTCTGTTAATGAAAAAACAACTTTCCAACAATAATTGGGTATTCTCATTCCATTAACTACTAAACTATCAGACCAAATACCACCACACATAATCAACAATGAATCTGTTTGTGATTCTTCTCTTATTTTAGTTTCCCATACTTTCCAAATACCTCTATTCAAATTAGGTGTTTGTGGTAAACAATTATAATATCTAAATGTTTTTTCATCTTTTTCACAATCATAAGCAAAGTCTTTAGCGTTTGCTAAATGTCCTCTATCATATCCAGACTTTGTATATTGTTTATTAGATGATATATCAATTTTAGTTCCTTTCTTAAATCTAAACTTTTTTCTATCACAATCACCACCACCTTTATATAATGTATAATTTACTTGAATAGCCATTTTTAAGTCATAAGAAATATATGAGTTATAAACATCATTCTTTAAGATAGTATCACAAACTTGTGAAAAAACAGATTGTGTAAATAATGATAATATTAATAAAAATTTATACATCTTTTAAAACATCTTTATTATTTTCCCAAATTTTTCTAACCTTTTCTTTGTTGTGTTTTACAAAAGGTTCAGATGGATAAGGCATATTTTCATGAACTCTACTAAAAAAACTTTCATATATAAAACGATGTTTTACTAAAACATCAACATCATATATAACTCCTTCTATACCAGATTCTGATGGTCTAAAATCTATAACTTCTAATAAATTTTGTGAAGGTCTATCTTCTTTCATTAACTCAAGTAACTTTTCTTTAGTCATTAATATTATTTATTTTTGGTAGATTATATAAATCCGCTTCTAGTTCTAAAAAATCCTTTAATTGATTACCTCTTAATAACAAACCACCATCTTTCCCGACTTCTATAGATGAAAAATAATTATACCAAACATAATTAATAGGTATTAAAAAATGTCGTATAGATTTAAACATATTTTTCATTAATTTTTTTAAATTTAGGAGAACACCCCCATGCTATAGTATTTTTTACTTTTTGAGCTTCGTGTTCATTTAACCTATATTTTCTTATTATAGTATTTAAAACATCTTCATATGTCTTAACACATATCTCATAATCATTATAAGGAATTTCTTTTTGACCGAATTGGTTAATAGTAGCATTTTTCAATAAAATATCAAAATCAACAGATGGTTCTGATAATTTATAAAGTTTTTTATAACATTCGTTTATTATTTTATCCCAATTTTTCATACATTAATCTTATTATATATTATTTAAAAGTTTCATAATAATATATCATTATTACAAATATAGTTAATTTTTATGAATTATACAAATTAATATATAAGTTATGGATGATATCAAAAAATTTGAGAATTTTATTTTAAATAAGTATTCTGATGATAAAAAATCAAAAGAAGAATGGTCTTCTTTAAAAGAAGAAGGATACTTACCTTACATAAAAACAAACAAAGGATTTGAAATAGTAGATATTGATAATTATAAAACTGATGGTGATTATCACATTTTAAAAATATCTAAAGTTGATGAATTAAATAAAGCAAGAGAAGATTATATTTCAGCTAGGAAAAACTATACTAATATAATGAAGTCTGCTAAAAAGTAATTCAATATCCTGCCTTTTCCAACTCATCTTTAGAAGGGTATCCTAAATCCATACCACAAGCCTTACAAACCTTACGAACTTTAACTGGCCCCATACCAATTGATTTTATTTCGTGTTCTAAATGTCTACAATTATTTTGTATTTCTTCTATTTTTTTATTTATCGAATCTATCTCACCTTTATATTCAAAAACTAATTTACTAATATCTTCGGTTGTTAATTCTTTTGTTGTTTTACTCTCGACTTTTTCTGACATAATTAATTTATTTTTAATCAATCAATAGAATTTTTAATGAATCCTATTTTAGTTTCCAGCTACTTTCTTTATTTTTTATCATTTAATTGTTTAAAAGTTTATTTAGATAATTTCATACCCTAAAAAAGACAACTCAAGTTGTAACTCATCAGGTACTTCAAGATTGAACTGGTGGTATAAATATTCTAACCTTTTCCAGTTTACTTTTTTCTCAGTAACTACTTTATATGTTTTAAGAGCTTTTAAATCCGTACAATCTAATTCATCTAATGGAAATACTTTATTCAATGGGTTTCCTTGACCATAAAATTTACCATCAAACTCACATTCAAATCCATCTAAATTATAAATATCATTGTAACCAACAGAATAATCCCCTTTTACTCTTTTAGGTCCAAATTCTAATGATGTTAATTTATTACGCATACAAGAAAATCTATCATTAACAATTTCTGGTGAAAATTTTAAACTAGTTAGATTATTGTCATTAAATATCATTTGTTCTACTTCATTTGGACAACCTTTCATTGATGTTAATTTATTATTCAAACAACTGAAACTAGACTTATTTGTTATAGTCGGACAACCTTCTAATGATGTTATTAGATTATCGGTACATGAGAAACCCAATCCTACTTCATTTGGACAACCTTCTAATGTGGTTATATTATTGTTTTGTAAAACAAACCATTTAGATACCTTATTAAATTTTAAAGGTAATTTACCATCACTGAACTTATTTCTAACATAAACACCATTGTAATTATAGACATCTACAGTTAAGTCTTTTGTTACATTATAACCACCATATATTCCTAACGAATCAAGTGTTCTTATAATTTTATCCTTATCATCATTGAAAGATTCAAATCTCTTTAACATGACATATATATTAAATTTAATATGTAAATTATTTAAACACGTTAATATACCTGTGAATCTCTATTATCTTCTTTCTTACGACCTAAGTAGGTTTGAACACATCTAAACCCAACATAACACTTAGAAGTGTCTTGATACTCATATGTTCTTGAACCAGTTTGCATATAGTATCCTATGTCTTTCCAAGAACCACCACGAATTGTTTTTCTTTTCAAAGCCGCATAATCTGATTCAATTGCTTGGTATCTATAATCCATATTTAAATCATGAGCGAAATTATAAGCTGCCTCATCAAAAGAATTTGCAGTCCATTCAGAAACATTACCAGACATATCATACAAACCAAATCCATTAGGCCAATAATGAGCTACAACTATTGTGTGTAGTCCACCATCATCTACATAGTTACCTCTTAATGGTTTAAAGTTTCCTAAAAAACAACCTCTTCGGTTACGAATATATGGACCTCCCCATGGATAAGGAGATTGGTCATAATTTCCTCTAGAAGCATATTCCCATTCAGCTTCTGTTGGTAATCTAAAATCATTAACAATAACCTTATTTCTTGACCTTCTAAAATCATTCATAAGATTTGTTCTCCATACACAAAAAGCTGTTGCTTGTTTCCAAGAAACACCAACTACTGGATAATGGTCATAAACAGGATGCCAAAAATACATTTGTGCCATTGGTTCATTCCAGGAATATGTAAAATCATGAACCCAAGCTAAAGTATCTGGATAAACATTAACAACTTCTCTTTTTATAAAATCACTTCTATCTGATATACCATTACCATAATTCCAAGATTCTGTAGAAGCTGATGCGTTTTTGATATCAGGTTCGTTAAATCTATTTAATTTTTGTGAAGCTTTCTTAAAATCAATCCACCAATACTCATAATTAAATTTTCTAGAATCTAATTGTTTTCTTTTATAAAAACGTTCATCGTTCTCACCATAAAATAAACTTGATAAAGATTCAGTATATTCAGGATCATCCCAAGGTATTCTTCTCCAATTTAAAGTTTGGTCATACATACCTTCGTTTTTAAGATACTTATCTGGATCCTCATCACTTAGTAGTATCAGAGCCAAAGAGTCTCTTACATGATAAATAAATTGACGATACTCATCATTTGTTATTTCAGTTTCATCCATATAAAAGGATTGTACCGAAACTACTTTCTTTTGTGCTGTTAAAGCAAATGATACTTCTTGGTCACTTGGACCCATATGAAAAGAACCTAATGGTATAAATAAAGTACCAAATGGATCTTCTTGGAAAAACGGAGCTCTAAATGTACCAACAAGATCACCGTTGGCTTTTGGTCTACAACTTGTTAGTATAAAACCAAACACTAAAATACTAATAAATAAATTTCTCATAAACTTTATTTTATTTAAACTATTTATCAAAAAAATACACACATATAATAATTAAATGTTGTATATTTATACATAAACTAATTGACATAATAGTGTTAATTGTTCTATTTATATAATATAATTACAAATTAGTTTATATGCTAAATAATACAATAGTCTAATATATACTATATTATGATACTTACTTAAACAAAAAACTTAATATATATGTAATGGAAAAAATAATAAAATTTGAATCCTTTGTTTTAAAAAACTTATCTGATTTAGAAAATTGGTCAGCTAACTATAACTTTAACAAAGAGAAAGGTATTCTACCTTACCTCAAAACTAAAAATGGATTTGAAGAAGTACCTGGTAATAAGATTAATGGACAAACTAAATATTATTGGTTAGATAAAAACAAAGTATCCGAATTAAACAATAAACTTGATTTATATAAACAAGCCGAAAAAGATTATTTAGATTATCTAGAAGAAATACAAAATACACAAGGTAATAAAAAACAAGTATTATGAAAAGAATAAAAAATTCTATACAATATAAAAAATCATTATTACTAAAAAAATATGAATCTGTTAAAGTATCACAGGAATTCATAGATAAATATAGTGAAGGTGATTATTCAGTTGATAATATGAAAGTTATTCATATTGAGAAAATGGATAGATTTATAAATTTTTATAATAAATACAACACCAAAGGAATCAGAGTTATAAATGGATTAGATTTATATGAAGAATCTAAAGAAATATATGATAAACTAATTAAGG